CCTACTCACCGTCGCCGTCGCCGGAGCCGGAGCCGGAGCCGTAGCCGGAGCCGGAGCCGTCGCCGGAGCCGTAGCCGGAGCCGGAGCCGTAGCCGGAGCCGTCGCCGGAGCCGTAGCCGTCGCCGTCGCCGGAGCCGGAGCCGTAGCCGGAGCCGTCGCCGGAGCCGTAGCCGTCGCCGTCGCCGTCGTTACTCGCCTGCGTCATTGATTGACTCCTTGGCGGCTTCACTGGTCGGGATCACCTCGATAACGTCGTCAATGACGTGCCCGTTGATCTCGGCGTCAACCTTGTTGTCCGACTTGTGCAGGCCATGCGCCGCGACGCCGCTGAGCGCAACGCCCTTCGCGGCCTTCCAACGCCACAGGCGGCGGCACCCGTCAACGACGACACGCGTGCGCCCGGGTCCGCTCGCCTCTGCCGCAGTCACCGTTCCGGCAAAGACACCGGACGAATACGAGCGAATGACGGCGTGCTTTCCGACGATTGATTCCAAGATGCTCATTGCGTTCCTTTCAAGTTGCGCCGCTGAACCGCGCGGCCCGGTGAAACCCGACCCCGCGAGTTTCCGCCGCGGGGCCAGGGGGAGGAGAGAGAGATCAGGTTGCCTTGGCCTTGCGTGGTCGCGGCGTGCCAGCCGATGCGACGACGACCGGGCGTTGCAGGAGCGGCGAGTCGTCGAACACGGTGGGCGCGTCGAGCGGGTCTGGTTCCTCCCGCTTGGGTTCGTCGGATGCGACCTGCGGCAGTTCGCCCGGCTGCTCCACCACGGGCGTAGGGCGAGCAGGACGCGAGGGATGCGTCCGATAGCCAGTCGGCTGGGTAGAAAGCAAACCAAGGCATACGGCCCATTTCTGCGGTCCTTTAGATGAGGTCCATCTGGGTGTGTGCGACGGCTTCGGGCTGGATCAGCCTCGGCTGGGCGAGTTCGGCGATGATCCGCCGCTTGGCGATGTCGAAGTACCCCGCGTCCAGTTCGATGCCGATGAACCGCCGCCCGGTCTGGATGCACGCCACGCCGGTTGTCCCGCTGCCCATGAAGGGGTCGAGTACAGCCTCGTCGTCCTTTGCGGCGACAGCGCAAACCTCTTTCATCAACTCGACTGGCTTTTGCGTTGAATGCTCGCGATCAGCCGTTGGCGTCGTCGTCACAGAGATCACGCCGCTGGCGTATGTTGCTCCGTCTGTGTCAATGCTGCGAGGTCCGTTTGTTGCCCACACGATGTATTCACACTGCGACCGAAAGCGGTTCGGCACTGGGCGGGCCACCACCTTGTCCCAAGGTGCAATCCCTCTCCAAACCCACCCGCCAGCCTGCACCGAATCCGTCGTTGTCGGCAGTTGCCGCCAGTCAGTGAACTGGCACAGCATTGCGCCGGGTGCGCAGATCGTTCGGCACACTGAAAGCCACAGGGCAACCCAGTACGAATAACCTCGTTGGTCACGATTGTCTCCAGAAAAGCACGCAAACTCTTCGATCACGTCGCTGCTCTGGTACTTGTTTCGCGTTGACGCCATGCGATCGCCGCGCATCATGCCGCCACTTGAATACGGCGGATCAGTCACCACCGCATCCACGCTACCCGCCGCCAGTGTTGGCAGCACATTGAGGCAGTCGCCGTGATACAGCACCACCCGCCCGCAATCTGACATCCATGTCGGTTCCATCGTGAAGAGTTCCTTTCAAACCCGTCCCACGCGGTTATGCACAAGACGGGGGAGGTGTAATGCACGCCGCTGTTAGCCCACCTGCGGCTGGGGTCGAGTCGTGAACCCAGCGCGACGAGTTTCCGCCGTCGCGCCAGGGAGGGGAGAGATCAGGACTTCGCGCCGGGCCGCGGAGTGAGCGGGCTTGATGCCTTGCGAGTGGCGACGACTTCGGAGCTTGCCGCCGTCTCGCGATTGCTCGGGACTGCGATCGGCTGCGGAGGTGTGCCGCCGTTCTCGATAAGCTTGCAGACCACTTCAATCGCCGCGAGCGTGGCTTTGGTGACTGCGAGCGGAGCGGTTCGCCCGTCGGCCATGACGCCTTTGAGTTCGCGGCAGCTCGCGACGAATCCAACGTCGGTGTCAACCTGCGTGTCGAAGTGATACAGATCAACGATCGCTTCGGCTTCGGCGCGTGCGGTCCTTGCGGGTGCCTGCGGCTTGGTCTGGTCGATGACTTCGACGGGCTTCGCTGCTGGCGCCGCGTCTTCCTGCGTCTTGGGCTTGATGAGTTCCATGCCCGCGATCGCTTCGGCGGCGCTGCCGCGTGCGGGTCCGCTCGCGATGCTGGTCGGGTCGTCGTCAATCTCGCCGTCGGGGAAGGACGTTGACCCGGTGATCGTCGCGTAGATGTAGGCGAGCATCTTGCGAGTCGCCTTGCCGATCATGGCATCGACGCCCTGCCCTTCATTCACCTTGACGGGGATGTCGCGGGCCAGTGTTTTCTTCTCGCCGTTGAGCATGAACTCGGCGGTAAAGGGAACGACGCCGCCGCCGTTCATTTGCTTGGGAATGCCGGGGCACGTCACCAGATTCGACAGACCCGGATACTCGCGAACCAGCCGCGTGAATCCCTCGCGAGTGATGTACATGCGACCGGCAATGATGTTGAACTCGTTGCCGACGGGCATCACGCCGCGGATCATGGCCTCGAGCGCACACTCGCGAACGACTTCCATGTTGTACCCGTTCTGGCGATCGCGGTCGGTGCGGAATCCGAGCGACGTTCCTTGCAGTTCCATGATCGCGAGCATTCGATCGTTTGTCAGATACTCGCGAAGTTGCCGAACCGCCTGCGCCATGACAATGGCTTTCTTCATGGCGGGAACCTGCGACAGTGCGATCGACTTCGCCGCGTCAATCTCGGATTGAATCATGGCGTACTGCTGTTCTGGGTCTTGTTCTCGTGTCCGTGCGAGCTGGCTTGTGTTACTCATTGCTGTTGGCTCCTACCGCGACATTGCGGAAAGAGGCGTGGCGGGCTCGCACCGCCATGACTGCCTGGGTGTGCGAAGCGTCAACGCACACCTGCATCGCCTCTCGAATCAGTTGCTTGAGGGACCGACGTAGCGCGACGTGTAATACGTCCGCAGGTCGATGGGTCGAATGCCCGTCGGGAGTCCGGGCCAGATGCCTGTACGCAAGCACTCGGCATAGTCGCGCAGTGCGCATCGGTACTCGGTTTCGGAATAGCTCGCGATCAAAGCCGTTGAGCTTTCGCTGTTCTTCACAGGGCGATACGCCGCGACCTTGTACGGTCCTTTGTTCTGGACTGCGAACCACGCCCCCGCAACATCCTCGTACCCAAGGACGCGCAGACCTTCGGCCTGCATGAAGTCTTGAATGTGGTATCCCTGAGTTTCTACGCTTCGCGCGAATCCATCTGCCGACGGGTCTGCACAGGACTTGAAGTCAACTCGCATGCCGGGCAAGTCTCCCTTGCTCCACACGATGAAGTCCGCACGCGCCTTGCATCGCACGCCCGTTTCCGGATCGACCCACGTATACGAAACTTCGACGTTGCAATCGCGACCGCCCGGGATGCGCTGCGACAGTGCCTTCGCCATTTCTGGATGTTCCAGCATGTTCGCGCGGATCTGGCGAATCGCGGCCATGTCTTCTGGCCACTGAATGAACTTGCCGGGATTCTTCGCAAGAACATCAAGCACGCCCTGCGCGTCTTTGGTCTTGTACGGCTCGCCGTTGGGCTTTATCGGCACTGGAATCATGAGAGACGTGATGTTCTCGGGTTCCAGCATCGCCGCATGGAGCAACGTGCCAAATGCCATTTGCTCGGACGTTTGCTCGGGCGCGTCGAGGTTCCAGCGGACATCGGCCATCGTGTCGCGAGCGTGCTTCAACGCTGAGAAGTTGATTGCTTCCCAACGGTGGTACTCATGAGCGGGGACACCGAAGTAGACGCCGGGTTGTGGGGGAGGGATTCGATTCACTTTGATTCCCCCCGCGCGGCGAGCATGGCGTCGGCCCATGCGTAGCGAAACTTCACGTCGGCCTTCAATCGCTCGGCGAATGGCAGATCCCGCCATCGTGACCAAACTGTGTCGTTCCATTGGTCGGCCTCGGTGCCGTCGCCTCCAATGTTGAGCGTGTTGGGCCAGCCCATGACATCGCAGATGTCAGCAACATCCATGCTCGGTGCATTCGCCGCAAAGTAGTCGCGGAGGGACATGCCGCCGCAGTGTCCTACAACATCACTCGCGATCGGAAACGCTTCTCCGCCGTCGTTGATTGGCTTCTCGCTCACGCGACACCCCCTTGTTCAACCAGCGAACTCGCCGACACAACCTTGCCCTCGTCAAGCACGATGCACTGCCCGTCTGCGGCCTTGTGCGCGGCGACTTCGAGAATGAGTTGGAACCCGTACTGGCGAGCAAGACCGCGAAGCAGTTCGATCGTCGGACCCTGCATCACGTCGGCGTCACGAAAGAGCATCACACGCAAGTGTGGCGACTGGCGCATTGCGACGTGGGCGGATACGAGGATCTGTTGCGCCCGATTGACCTGCGAGAACAGAACACCATCAACGCGGAGATTGCCTTCGTCGTCGAACGTCAGGCCCTTGACAGGAATGTTCGCCGTCTTGAGAAGGTTGCGCTTCTTCTCGGCGATGTCCTCAATGCGCCGCTGCTGTTCCTCGTAGCGAGTGTTGGCGTGCGCCTTCTTCGCGAGAAGGTTCTTGCGCTCGATCCGCTTGCGTGCGCGGCGGTTGAGTTCGTCAATCTCGCCGAGCCGCTTCTCGATCGCGGACACGTCGGGATCGACAAGGGCTTCGATCGACGGGCGTTCCTTTTGCAAGTCGTTGAACGCCTCCTCGCGAATCGCGAACATTTCGTTTAGGCCACGTATGGCGTCCTCGATGTCCTTCCGCGTCTTGTCAATGCTCGCGTCCATCCCGTCGATGGTCTTTTGCCCATCGGCCAGCCACTTGCGTTGCTCGGCGTTGTGGCTGATCGCCTTGACTGCCGCGGCGTGCTGTTCGCGAAGTTCCGCAGCGCTCTGTTCCGCGTCGGGACCGTCAACCGCTTCGCAGAGCGACAACGCGCCCTCGACCGTCTTGAGTTCCGCCCCGACATCGCGCCGCATCTGAGTCGCGTCCGCGAGTTCCGCGTCAAGCTTCGCGAATGCGTCGGTCAGTCCAAGCACGCGCCGCATTTCGTCCGCCTGGTCGCGCGGCTTGAGGCGGTAGAACTCGCCCACGTCGAAGCACCGCTCGGAGCGAAGCATCTTGAGGAACTCTTGCGGCGGCAGGTCGATCGCCTTGCCTTCGCTGTCCTTGATCGTCACGTTGCGAGCGCCCTTCGCGGTTTGCGTGGCCGTGACGATGTAGCCGCTGAGCGTTCCGAGAACCTTGCACTTATCAGCGCCGATGCGAACCGGCTCGGAGTTGGTGCCGCTCGCCTCGCCGAGCATGAACTGAATCGCGTCGAGAAGCGACGACTTGCCAGACCCGTTCGGGCCGGAGACTTCTACTGTGTCGTTCTCGAGCGCGACGTTGACGAATCGAAGGCCCTGAAAGTTTTCGATTTGCAGACCGACGATCTTTTGGGGACCGACTTCCGGCGACGATGACGCTTTGCTGACCATTGCTGTTGGCTCCTTACCCGCGAAGTTGCGGAAAGGCGTGGCGAGGTTCGACCCTCGAAAGCAACACGGCGCCCGTGATCGCCGTTCGCACACGCCTCGCGTGGTGTGCGACTCATTCGCGCTCGTAAAACTCGCCGCAGTCCTTGCAGTCAAGACCACGCTTGTTGCCGGGGAATCCGGTGTCGGCCTCGGGCTCAGTCGCATCGACATCGACAAACTCGGTGCAGCCGCAATGGCCACACACGGGCGCGTCGAAGTCGAAGACAACCGCCGGGCGGACCTTGCGTTCAATGAACTCAAGGGCGCGTGCGGTATCGCGGAGGCGACGATCGAGCGCGGCGTCGTCGGCAGCCTTGCACGCCGGGCAAATGCTCGACAGGTGATAACCCGACGCGCTCTTGCTGCCTTCGGTCAGGCGACCACAGGCGACACAGTTGCGCAGTCTGGCGGCAACCATGATCCGGTGTGCAATCGTCGCGACGACGTCGTCAAGACTCGCCTCGGCGCGGGTCATCGCGCCATTGACGCGAGCGGCGGACCGAGCGCCGGCGTCGTCGCCAAGTCGCGCAGACGGGCAGACGCGATCGGGGATCAGGGCGGCGGGGAGGGAATCAGACGACTTACGGAGGGGGTTGGTGGACGCTTGCACGCTCGGCCTCACTCGCTTTGGCGAGAAGGCGGGCGGTCGCGAGCATCATCGTTCCGGAGGCTTTCAGCACGCGAATGAGATCATTTCGCGTTTCATCTTCCGGGAATGGGCAGAGCCGGTCTGATTCCGTGTGCCCTGATGCTCTTCGACCGCCCGGCCTTCTTGCCGGTGTTTCCTCTGGCGCAAGACCCGCCGACAAACCGCGAAGCGGTTTACCAGGCCTGCCTTGGGATTCAGCGGCGGGTTTTGAGTCAGAGGGAACAGCGGGCCTGGTATGAGGAGTATCGTCGATTTTGGTTGGCAAGTCCACCCCATTTCCGGACTGATTCGGAAAAATGAGCGGAAGTGTCGCAACCGCGTCCACTTGCGATGACCACAAATCCGAGTACCGGGCGTGCGCTTCGCCCTGATCGTGGCGCATGATCGCCTTGACGACGGCCGGGGAAATGGGCGTTCCGTCGGGCAGACGGGCCGAATACAGCCACGTCGCAAGTGTCTTTCGGCAACAGTGCGGGGACAGTGCGCGGCCCTGTGCGATATGCGCGGAAAGTTCCTCGGTTTCACGAAAAGCACTAGCCCGGGAAAGTCTGGGGTTTTGCCTTGGCCGTTTCGGGGGATGTCCTTCCCGAGATTGACGCGACCGCAAGCCACGCCGCTTTCAGGCGGGCAATGCAGCCGCACCCGGGCAGAGCGCGGACCTTGGCCCACGTCCAGCCACGGTAACGGTGCCGCCACCACAGGACGATTCGTAGAGGCCAGGGGAGTCCGTTCCATCGCATCCAGAGCCACCGGACAAACCCGTCGGCGTAGACGGTGCACCATCGCGTGGCGATCGCGGCGACGGCGCACGCGGTGATACTGGCGTCGGTTGGGTCGCAGGTGCACATCACTTGCCTCGGAAGTAGGCGTCGAGCATGGCGAGCGCCGCGTCTCGTGGCGGGATGCCGACGACGCCGCCGGCGGGAGGACACGCGAGCGGGTCTGGTTCGATGGTCAGGCGCAGCGACGACACATACGACATCGTGCCCGAGTTCGCGGGGTTGGCTCCATAGGTCACCCGAATGGTTCTGCGGCACTCGATGAAGCTCGTACCCAGCGTGGTATTCCAGGAGTCAAAGTCCCAAGTCCCCACATACGAACCCGATGGGCTGTTGGGTGGGTTGTCATAGCTGGCGCTGTTCGGCAGCCTCGGCATAACGCCCGGTCCAAAGTATCCGGTGTTGATGAACTTCGACACGGTGCCAAGCGGGAACGGCTTTTGATTGAGCGCGTTGGCGGTGTTGATGTTGCAGAAATATTCCAGCAGAGAATAGCCGAGGATGTTGTTGAAGCACTTGGACAGCGGGTCAACGAATCCGATCGAAGTTCCCGCGAGGTTGATGTCGTCGATGACGCTTCCATCTTCGCGCAGCCTGATCCGATGGCCAGTCTGGTCGAGGCGATACGTCTGTTGTGTCGCCCCGTTTTCAATCGTGAGCGAGCAGCCGCTGTTTGGGATCAGCACGCCGAAGCACGATCCGAGATGGCACGCGCGGCCAAACGCCGTGGTTACAGCCGTGCCGTTGTAGGTGTCACGGTTGCCGACATAGAACCCGCCGCCCGATGCCGGGTACTTGGTTTCGATGTATTCAATCAGCGTGGCCGTGTGCGCAATGGTCCACTTCACCACCGATGGCAGCGACCGCGCTGGGTTGCCAAAGCACTCAACACTGGTCGGCTTGCGGCATGTCGCGTTCGGCTGCGATGGGAGCGCCGTATCGGGCGGGACCGCGACGACCACCCAGTACTTCGCGTCGTCGGTGAACGCCTCCGGGTCGATGCCCGAGATGACAAGGCGGCTTGTGTGCGCGACTTCGGCGAGCGTGCCTTCGCAGAACCCGCCGTCGGACCCGCCGTCGAAGTCGAGCGAGGTAAACACGCGCGTATCGGTCACAGTGCGCACGCCGTTGGGTTCGGTGTACAGCTCGCCGTTTCCGTCCGGCGTGCAAGTGACCTTCCATCGCTTGCCGTCGGTGAACGCGTGCGCGATCACGTCAACGCCTGCGGTTGTGCCGTCGCGGTACACGATCGTCAGAATGGATTTCTCGGTGAACTCGGTCAGGACCAAGCATCCATCGGCGGCGCTGGCCACCCACTGCGGACACATCGGGCGCGGCCAATCCGTGATCTGCGGCAGTGTCGAACTGCGCAGCCAGTATCGCACGATGTCCGTTGCAGCGCCGCCAGCGTTGTAGTCGGGCCGACGGCCGCGGATGTGGCACGATGCCCGCACTCGATCAGGCCCGCCGTTTGACGGGATCATCAATCCGCATTTCTTGAGACCGCCGCCGCTCGCCGCGGGACCGTGTTCGTAGGTCAAGCACTTCGGATACGGGTCGCATCCTTCCTCGTTGCAGCAACAGTCGGCGTCGTCGGTGGTGATCACTCGGCGATTGCGAACCACGATCTTGCGGTCTTTCACCAGAACGCGACGGGACACCAACGGGGCGTCTTGCCCCGCCAGTGTCCCGGTGGTGTTGGTCGATGCCTTGCCCATTCAGTCATCGCCTTACCGATCCGAAAACATCTGCGATGATCCGGCGGACGTTGCAATCTTCGTCGCGGTCTGCCAAGTGATCGCCACGCCGTTCGGTGCCTGAGCCAAGTAGCCGACGACGCCGGGGTAGATGGTGAAGGAAGTTCCGCCGATCGTTGCAGCCCGGCGCAGCGCCCGCACGTCGAGCGACCCGCCTCGCCAAACGAAGTTTGAGATATTGCCATTCTTGAGGATGATCTTGCCGCCGTTCCACTGGAACGACGTTGATCCGAATGTGCCCGTCGTTGTACCGCCGTCGTCGAAATCCACTTCGAGGACGCCGCCATTCATCACACCCGTTGCAACGCCGCGCTTGAGTACCGTGTATCCCGCCAGGTGCTCGAAGATGGTGAGGGCGGTTGCGTTGTAAGCAACGACGTTGTTTCCGCCCGTGACTCGGAGATTCGTCACCACCGACGAACCGTTGACGCTGGTACTTCCCGATGTGAGCGCGGCATTGGTGAAGGTGCCACCCATCAAGTACAGGTCGCCGTTACCGACGTTCTCGATGTTGGTGCAAACGCCGCTTCCGCCGCCCGCGAGATAACGAGCGACGCCGCCGCCCGCGCCATACGAGAACCGCTTCGTTGTGTTGTAGTCGCAGTCGAACTTGAGAGGGCTTCCATCCGCGCCCTGCAATCCGCCGGTGAATCCGGGCAGCACGGTAAACGTGTCAATGCCGTTGGCGAGTGCGGAGTAGTCGATGTCCGAGAACGACGTTGCGGACCCGCGATCGACGATCAGTGTCGCCGCGTCTGCGAATCCCGTTGCGTCCGACCAGTTCGCCCCGGCCAGTGATGTCGCGCCATTGTTGAGGAATGCGTCTGCCATGATTCCGACTCCTTACGAGTTTGTTTCCTTGACGATTGCGAACACGTCAACAGTGCCCGCCGCGCCTTCTTTGGTGGTGACCTGGAGTCCGACGCTTGCGTATCCCGTCACGTCGATAGCGCCGGTGTGCTTCGCTTTGGGGTTGCTTCCCGGCGGTGTGATTGACGAGCCGGCGACGTGGTCGGTCGATGCGTCGTTGCCGAGCGCCACGCCGATGACGGCTGTCGCGTAGGTGCCCGATGCTCGCACGATGTGAAACGATGCAACGGTCTTGTCTGCCACGTCGATGCGAACCCGCTGATTCTTGTCGTCGGTGAGCCAACCGTCGCGATTGATGTCGCATCCCCGAAAGATGATTCGCTGGTTCGGGATCATGACTTCGCTCCCTTCGCCGCTTCGGTGCAACCGCCCTCGGCTGGCAGTTCGATGATCTGGAAGTAGTAGTTGGCATTGCTCAGCACGCCGAGAACGAACGTCCCCGGCTTGGCCGCAGTGATGTCGATGGTTTCGTAGCGGTCGCTCATCGGCACAACGCCCGTAAGTCGAACCGTTCCGCCGCCGGGTTTGTGGACGTCGATGGTGTAGCTGATCCCCGATGACGGTCCCGGGTTGGTTCCCTGAATCGACGCGATGACACCCCACACCGGCGTATCGGCATTCGTCTCGGGAGTCGTGCGCAGCAGATTCATGGCGACACCAGCCCAGAGATTCCGGGCAGACCGAGCCACCCGTTGTCATTCTTCTTGTTCATGCCGATGCTGTACGTGTCGCCCGGACCCGCCGAAACGTCATCCTGATCGACGTAGCTGAGCTGCGTAAACGGCATGCGCGCGAATGCGGAGTTTGCCGCGAGCCCATCTGGCGTCGGGATAAACACGTCGGTTGCTTCGGCGGAGGGAGTTGGCTTGCGCGTGCCCTCGTCTGAAATCCACTCGTACACAATCTCCCAATCGGTGTTATTCGACCGGCTGACATTCGCGCCCAGGAACTTCCAGTACGCCCCGTCGATCTTGTGAAGCTCGCCGCGCTTCGACTTGATGATGTTCGCGGGGTTGACCGAGTTGAAACCCGCCGCGCGAATGGTGACGCTCAGAACCTGCGCGTCTTCCTTGACCTGCGTTGGCACGCCGACCCACTGATAGACCGTGGTCGGTGCGCCGGTGCCGCCGTTGGGAACCTTCGACGGCTGGCGAACGCAGACGTAGATCGTGGAAACGACGGTCGTTCTGGTTTGCTGCCAGCTCCAGAACGTCTCGGGCGTCTTGTCGATCTTGTTGTCGGTCCATCGCTGATTGCTGCTGTAGGTGCAGCGCACGGCGTAGGTGCCGTCTTCGCGCAGGACGTTGGTGCGAAGGTCGAGCTTGAGCGCGGCAATGCCGGGATAGGTCGAACCGAAAACCGGGATGTTCGTGGTGTCGCTGTCGCACGATGCCGGGTCGCGGTAATCGGTGTTGAACTCGCGGACGCCGGTGCGCGTGCCCTTCGCGTCAAGTGAGCTGGTCGAGCGGGACAGGAATGCTTCGCGCGGGGTTGCCATTACTGGATACTCCGCTGTTGGCGAGCGATGATGTCGAGCTTTTGCCCGAGTTCTTCAATGCCGGTGACCATGCGCCAGGTGTTGTCGAGATTCGCTTGCTTCAAGACGTTCTGTTGCGCCTTGATCGCTTCGTTGGCGTTGCGCTGAATCTCGCGGCGCTCGGCGTCGTAAAGATCGTGCATTGCCGCCATGAGTTCCTTGTACGCGTCGAGTCGGACGCCGACAAACTGCGACGCTCGCTCTTGCAGTTTGAGCATGGCATCCGCTTCGGCCTTGTTCAACTGCTCGGTCTTGCTGTAGTTCTTCTCGGTGACTTGCTGCCGAAGCTTTGCTGCCTGCGCCCTGAGTTCCTCCGCCTGTGCCGCCTCGATCGCGTTGACGGCGCTTGCGGCCTGTTGCGCGGCGCGTGGCGTTTCCCTTGCAGCCCTCTGATACTCGACTTCCGCAGCCTCCGCGAGCTGCGCGTAGTGCGCGATGCGTTGATACCTGACGATCACTTCGTCATCCGAGTTTGATTTGCCCGATTCCTTCAACGCCTTCAATGCACTTGACTCGGTCTCAACAATCGACTTGTAGTTGTCGATGGTTGCTTTGAGTCCTCGCTGCCTCTGTTCCAGAACGCTGCGATCGTCCTGAAGCGACTTCTTGTACTTCTCGGTGTTGAACGTGTCGGATGCCTGATCGAACTTAGGCCGGTACGCCTCGTCGATCGCCTGAATCTTTGCGAGCAATGCTTCGTTGGCGGACGTTGCTTCTCTGACGCTGCGACCAGTGCGATCAAATGCGGTGCTGACATTCGTCGCGTAGTCGAACGCTTCTTTCAGGCCAGCGGCGATTCCAGCCACGCCAGCAACCACAAGCCCAATCGTCCCCGTCATTCCAAAGATTGCCGTTGCCGTGCCCTGCAGCGCCTCCCGAAACTCTCGGAGAGGTTTTGAGAACTGCTTGATTCCACCAGCCGCCCCAAGCAATCCGCCTTGCGCGTCCACCTGCTTTGCGACCTTGGGGGTTTCCTTGGCTGCGACCTGCCCAGCCTGCGCAAAACCGGCCTTGATCTTGGACGGGTCAACCGTGACCTCAATCACTGCGCTGCCAATGACATTACCGGACGGAGGCATACGGACCCCTTTCGGTATTGCGTTGGCCCGTGTTCTCGATAGGCTCTAGTCCATGAACCAGCGTGAAATGACCGCGGCCATCCGCAACGGCGTCGTTCAAGGAATGATCATTTTCACACTGATTTGTGCCGCTCTCTACGCAGGCGCTTGGGGGCTCATGGCCATTGAGGCCCACGGCAAGGCCGTAGCCGATCGACAGATGGAACTTGAAAAGATCTTCCCGAGCGATCGCCCAAAGCAGTGAAGCCGTCGCGGCCAGACCCCATGATGTTCCCGGTTTCCGATTCATGCGATGGTCAACGCGCCTGAGCCACGAACGCCGATGACGACTTTGATAAGGTCGGGCAGTGCGACCGTGATACCGATTGACTTCCAGAACGCCGCGCCCGCGTACGTGCGCCCCGAGTCCGCCTTCAGCGTCAACGTCTTGTCGGCAACGCCGTCGCCGTCACCGTCCCAAAGCGGCATGATGATCGTGTGCGGCGATGATGTTCCGAGCAAACCCAAACCACTCGGGAACGTGTGAACCAGCGAACCCGATCCGGTGAACGCATACTTCTTGGTGTTGGGGTTGTTCGCGCCAACCGCGACGCCGACATTCAAACCGTGCGTGAAAATGTTGCCCGAGAATGTCGAATCGGTTGCGCCTTCCTCGCTCGCCTTGAACGTCGCCGAACTCGCCGCCGTGCCCGCCGCAGTCAATCCCGCAACGTTCGTGCCCGAGTCGATGTACCCCTCGTAGTTGCCGCCCCACTTGTAAGGACCTGGGCGGAACGACTTCCACAGGACCGGCGATGTGTTGAACTCGGTGATGTCGATTTCCTGAGCCTCGAGATTGAGGTCCCAACCCTTGACGTGCAACACCTCGCCAGCCGCGAACGTCACGAGTCCGCCGTTGCCGATCTTCTTTGTCGCGCGCGGGTAGTAGCCGGTAATCGTCGCCGTCCACTCGGCAAGGCCCGCCTTCTGAGTCATTGCAGAAACGCCGCTCCCGCTGAATGCCGTGTCGTCGAGCTGCGCGGCAGACAGGTCGAGCGAGAACTCCATTGGAGCGATCGCGGCACTGACGAGCTGGTACACGTCATCGCCAGCCGTGCCCCATGATTCAACTGCACCCGTTGCGCCGATTGTCGGATAGCCCATGACCGATACTCCCGTCAGGCTGGTTGCCTGCTTTGATACATCTGGTAAGTCGGGACGGCGATATACCTATCGCGGTCCGTGTCGTCTTCGCTTCCCGTGTACATGACAGTGCCGCCGGTCCAAGTTCCGGTCGCAAGATTGAGCTGATGCCGATGCAGCCCGTAGCTCGGAACGCCCGACGATTGCAGCGACGCATCGCCGTAGATCCGATCGAGAATCGCATCCATCACGTTCGGCCCGCTGGTCGTCGGAATGAAGATCGCAAACGCGATGCGCACAAGCAGGACATCCGAGGTGAACGTGTTCTCTGTCGCCTCGTCTTTGCAGTCGAAGACCACGTACGGCATGTCCGCGTTTGGCGGTGCCATGTTGCGATAGACGGCTTTGATGAGCCCCGGCCCGCCGCCGGTCGCGAACAGTGACGACCCGCCCTGATCCGCCTGGAGCCTCGCCACGATCGCGGCACAAATGGCGTTGTTGTTCATCGCGCCACCCCGGCCGTCTGGGCGATGCGTTGCTTGGCGTAGCGGTTGAACGTCGCGGCCATCTTGGGCTTTGCTCGAGCAAGCGCCGGACGCGCCCACGGACGCGCGGGCAGAGTGACCGACGGCACAAGCGCGAACAGGGGAGTAATCGAACCCTTCGCCGCGTCGATCATCACGAGCAGCGGAGCCTTGCCCGGACGGCGCAGAGTCCACATATCGAGCGACCGCAGGTTCACGCCCGACTCGGCGAGCCGCCGACCCTTGGGCCCGATCGGAACCACCATCGCCCCGCCGCGAGCCCGGATCGTCCCGCCGAACTCCTGAATCATGCCGTAGGGCTGGTTCGTACCCACCCGCCGCGACAGTGCCCCGGACTTGGCAACCGCGATGCTGTTCCGCAGACCGCCACGCTGTACGCCCGGCGGCGATCCCGGTGCACTGGACACCCCGCGAGCCGTCTTGGAGAACCCCCGCTTCATTTCGCCTGCAATGGCCTGTGACGCGGCGTCCAGCCCAGCGACAAGCCCGGCGGCAATCGCCCGCTCGAAGTTGGGGAGCCCGTCGAAGTTGAGGCGAACCTGAGTCACGTCGTTTCCTCAAGGGTGCAAGTCTGGAGAATGCCGCGCCCGGTCGGATCGATCGCATCGCCGACCACGCGGTAGGCCTTGTTTTCGCAGATGACTCGCCAGTCTTTGAGGATCGCTACCGCCGCGCCCGTGTTGAGGTCGGGGTAGAAGTACCCGGTGCTGACGCGCAACCCAGACTCCATGCGGTACTTCAGCGAGTCGGTTGACGAAAGCGGCTGAATGTCGCACGCCACATTTGAGTAGGTGCTCGCGTACGAGGTGCCGTTTCCGCCGTCCGATCCAACCGTGTGCGTCGGTGTCTGGACAGTGCAGACTTTGGTGAAGAGGTGTCCGGGTGTTCTCACGGCGCACCCTCCCAAGCTCGCACGAACAGCGCGATATCGGGCGGCATGTCCGCCGCCGCTGGCGCTCGCGTGTAGGAGTACGCGCCGATGCTCTCTGAAAGCATGGTCGGATCTTCGCCGGCGGACTTGTAGAACCAGTCGATCAGGCGGTAGACGGTGTACTTGAGGTCATCTGGGATGGTCGCAAACCCGCCCGAGTAGACGACAGAGAAGTTCTGATATCCCTCGGTCCACGTGTACGGGTTGCGGAACCCGCCGCCCTCGTCAACGTCGGCCCGCCAGGACGCCGCACTCTGACGCGCGAACCTCGAGCGCCCGACAAAGGTCCGCCGAAGCAGACCGTTGGCCTCGAAGCGGTAGGTGTCCGAGTCGAGTACCGCCGTCGATCCGTCGGCAAACTTCTCGGTGATGCTGGTGATTGCCGTGACCGGCCGTTCGGGGAGAAGCAGCGTTTCCCATCCGTTGCCGTCAAGGACCGTTGTGTAGCTCGCCTGGACGAACGCGCGGCCCGTGCGGCGAGTGAGCCACGATTCAGCAGCCGCGAGAATCGCCGCAAGGCGCGTGTCTTCCCCTGAGCCACTTATCTTGGCGTGCACCTTGTAGTCGGCAACGGTTGTCAGCGCCATGGATCTGCCTCGATTAGAACGCCCGGCCCGACTTGTCCCAGTCCGCCGTTGCTGGAGCGCCAGCAACCTCGCACACGGCCGGTCCCGCCGTCGCCGGCAGCAACGCTCCGCCCGTGGTTGTGCTCCAGCAGCGGTCGCCCTGCGTGCCCGTCAGGATCGCAGCGTCAACCTTGAAGTTGGGATGATCGACGCGGAGGATGCCGTTCACTGCCGCCGTCTGTCGAGTCGCCAGCGTGCCTGCCGTGACAGTGACCTGCCCCGCGCCGATGACGCGCAAGTCGCCCGGGTTACCCGATGCCGCAGACGCGGTCAGGAATCCGGTGCCCGCGGTGCCCGTCGGCATTTCAAGACCGAGTAGGTTGCACACAACCGTGCACTTGGCTTGGGCTTTGAGCAGGTTGTTTGATCCCGCAAACACGGCATTCGAGAGCGACAAGAACACCTTCGTTGCGGTGCCGCCGCCCGCGCCGCAGTCGAATCCCGTGCCACTCGCCGACTGGTGATAGCCATTCACGTTCATGCGGACGGTGGAGTCGTTCTGGGCCTTCAAGCCCGTGGTATCCCAGAGCGTCCAGTTGCTCACGTTGGAAGTGAGCAGACCCGCCGAACCGCCGACGGAGAATGTGTAGAGCCACGCGCCAGTTGAGAACAGGTTGGTGACGTTGATGTACTGCTGGTTCGTCGAGTCGGTCTTGAACCCATAGCTCAGCGTCGTCGAGCTCGTGCCAGTGAGCGTCACGTTCTCGAAGCTCAGCCGCTGCGTGGGGGTGCCGCTCAGAATCGACACGAACTGACCGCCGACAGTGGACGACGATGTCCACACCATGTTTGACCAGACACCCGTATTGCTGATCGTTCCCGAGCCCGAGTATTCGAGGAATCGCGGGTCCGGCGCGGTGAGCGTCACGTTGTTCCCGGTAACGCTGGTAATCGTTCCCGTGAGAGCGATGCCCTTGACCGCGCCCGTCGCCGTCGCCGATAGGTTCCAGTCCGAATGCGAGAGCGTGCCGACGGTGCCGTTGACGCCAACGACGATTCCCGCATTGCTGCCCGCGTCATTGCTCAGTGTGCCGGAGACGCCGTGCACGTCGAGCTTGTTGACCGTCGCAGATGCGGCGACGACAACGACGGCCCGATCGAAGTTGCGAGCCTTGACGTTGCGGACCGCGAGCTCTTCCATGACCAACGAGCCGCCGGCGGAGCCGTTGTTGCAATAGACGCCGTTGGCCTTGGGATTTACCAGAGTCAAACCGTCGATGTCCACCGACTTAACGCCGCTGCCAGAGATGTTGAAGACGTTGCCTGAGATCGGAACCTGCACCGCGATGTCGCGGCAGCGAATGCGACGCTGAATCGAACCGACCAGAGCGGCGCCGCCGGTGGCATCGTCGCCAAACGTGAAGCAGTCGCCGTACACAACCTTGCCCTTGATGTTCTCGAAGGCGATGTCGCTGATGATGTCTTGCGCGTGGCCGGTGATGCGGAACGGCTGGCCGGTGCCCGTCGGCGAAAGCTGAATATCCGTGATCAGAATGCCATTGACCGGGCGAGCAGCCTGCGAGACGGCCGACACGGTTCGTGTGGCGTTGACGCCGGTGATCGTGCCCGAACCGTTGAACGTGCCCGTCGTCGGCACAAGGTAGACATACCCGTCCTCGATGCTCTCGAAACGGATGGTGCCAGTAGCGCCGCTGCCCGCCTGGGTGATTTTCTCGCCGAGTTCAAACAGGCCGGTGGTTCCCGCGACAGTCAGGCGGACCCACGGTGCCGCGTAGTTGTTGTAATAGATTTCGTCCTCGTCAGTGACGATTGGTACGTTGTTGTCGTAGGTGACTTGAAACGCGAGCCCGGTTACGGTGCGTGTCGCTCCGCCCGCTCCGGTGATCGTTGTGTTTCCTGCGGCGAACGTGCCCGAGACGCGAGTGAGATAGACGTGGCCGGTCGCTTCGCTCAGGAAGTACCCGGTTGCCCCGTTGGCGTGCGTCACCAGCTCGCCGCGTGTGAAGGTGCCAGCGCCACCCGAAGCCGTCAGGTCCCATTGAACCGCGCGGCAGTGGCCGGTCTGACCCGACACGGTTCCCATGAACGACGGGCCGCTGATATGCGTTCCGTCCGAGGCCGTCGCCATGTCGTTGTTATCAGTGCGCCAGCGCGTGCATCCCTGCAACATGAGCGCGTACTTGGTGTGGTCCTCGAATCGCGCATCGTGCACGCGGAGGCGATCGACGTTGACGAACACCATTCCGTGACCGTTCCAGTACGGAGAGGTTCCGCCGCCAGCGAAGTTGTCCGCGTTCTGGAACTGCTTCCAATACGCGCCATTCCAAGTTCCGCCATCGACTTCGATCGTGTTGTTGCCGTTGAGCCAATCGGCGTTGGTGAGCAGGATGCAGTCGGCGCGGTTGGCGAGAGTGAACGTTGCACCATGGCAGGAAACCGTGGTCCCGCTGTACGCGAGTAGCGCGGCCTTATGAGCCGTGCCCCCGGTGGTTGTGCACGTTGAACCCGTCCAACTCAGGTCGTAAGACCCGGGCTTGAGATAGACCGTTCCGCCGCCCGCATTGCCAGCCTCGGTCAGTGCCGCCTGAATCGCCGCCGTGTCGCTCAGGCCGTCATTGGGAATCGCTCCCTTCGCATTGGCGTCGATGACTGGCCGCGCGTACGGCGTCGGCACATAGCGGTTGCGGTTGTCAGCGCCAGCGACATTGACGCCGGACACGCCGATCCACCATGCCAGCGTGGCGGCGATCAGCGAAGCAAAGACAGTGAACGCGCGGAGCCTGTTCGATCGCATCGCGTGAATCCTTGAAAGAGGCGCGTCCGTGCGCCCTGGTCACTCAGATGAACTTGATTTGCAGGAATGCATCGGACACCGTGCCCGTGCCCGCGAGAGCGGTTTCGACGACGATCAGCAGTTGCTCGCAACCGTCGCAGTCCCATGAATGGACCGTCTGATCCGGCGTGGTGTAGTCGTACGTCCCGTCGGTGACATCGGTCGCGGCCGTGGTCAGTGTCTCGCGGACGTTGCCGGCGGCAGACTTGAGAAGCTGCCAAGCCTGCGTAGATCCCGTGCGGCCGAACACCTTGACGATGGGTGCCTGCGAGACAGTGAGGCTCGCGTTGTAGGCCATCCGCACGCGGAGGACCGTCCCGCCGTTGCGGTTGATGATCGGCGTGGTTGTGCGGGTGACCTCGGTTTGCGGGTTGGTGACCGTTGCGGCATCGGCGGTGTTGATGAGTGTGTTGGCGGTGACCCAGCTCGACACGCCGGAAATCGGAACGAACCCGCCTTGGTCAACCGCGTTGAGAACGCTGTTTACCGTCGTCGTTGGCGCGTGCGCCTCCGCTCGACTGGGCAGCAAGCTCAGCACGCTCATCGCGCACAAGGCGACAAACAAGACAGTTGCACCGAAACGACTCACTTTGGTTTCCATGGCCACTCCCTGCTTTGGTGAATGACGCCGCCGCGATCCGCTTGTTGCGAATGACGAGGCACCCGGTTTGCGCGTGGTTGGAGAGCAAATGCGAACCGCCGCCCGGTAGGACAGCGGATCGCAGCGATAAGGTGGTTACGAGTTGACGAACACCTGAGACGTGGAACCGCGCTCGGCCTTCGTGTCGGGTCCGATCAGGGCATCGGAGAGAATCACGTCGATCGACACCAGAGTCGCCGCCGCGCCTGCGGTGAACTCGGGCTTGAGATATCGCTTGCGAGTGCCGCCGAGTCGGATGAAGAAGTAGAAGTAGACGTCGTCGTCCGCCGGTTGCGGCAGGCGACCATCGCCGGTTGTGCCAGAGGAAACTGCGCCGGTGATGTCGGTGTACGTGCCGCCGGACGTGTCGCACTCGGTCACCTTGAGGACCGTTGCCGCTGCAGCGCCGATCGTGCCGAACTTGGCGACGACCATCGCATAGCGGAACCCCGCGGTGTCGGCGTAGTTGGTGGTTCCCGCCGCGCCGTTGAGGCTCTGCGGCGAAAGAGCGTTGACGATCTTGAGATCCTGTACCGTGTTCATGGCTTGAAAGCCCCTTGTGCTGTTTGTTCAGTGCCGCTCCGCCGAAGCGAAGCAATGAAGGGGACCGCCCACCAAAGGCGATCCCCTGCGATGCAATCGAATCAGGTGGTCTGGAGGACGCCGATGTTGCCGTAGGTGCCGCCGCGGCCATCGCCGTGCGTGTTGATCGCAAAGCGGGCGGTTGCCTTGATGCCGATCTGGTCGTTCGCCCAGTAGACCTGGTCGCTCGAATCAATGCGGAGGTCGCGGCGCTCGCCGATCATCGACCCGCCCTTGAAGTCGCCGTATGCGAACACCTTCGAGCCGGACGCCGAGACGATGGGCATGACCTGCGAGTACTTGATGGTCTGACCCATCCAAGTGCAGCCCATCGGACCAAAGCTGCCGACCAACTCGACGAACTGACTTGTCGCGGTGGCGAGTCGCTGCAACACCTGCCATGCGAACTGGCGAGAACACACACCCATCACGCGAGACGGATCGACGTTTTCGACGTTGCCGATGACGGTGTTGATGTTGTCCTTCGTGATTGAGGACCACGAGTTGCCAGCGGCATTCTGATACGCGCCCGACACCAGACCCGTCGCGATGCCGCGGAATCCGCCGTAGGTCGAGGAACCATCGGCGATGAAGTAGTCCTGATCGACGCGGTAGTTGTAAGCCTCCGCAACAATGCGAGCCGCCGTGTCGCCGATGCTGATCGCGCTGTCCTCCATGAGTTCGCTGTCGAACTTGAGGATCACGCCGACGCTATCGGCGGTGAGCTTGACGTTGTCGGTTGCCGCGTCCGCTGGCGTGATCGCTGCGCCGGGTGCGCGGTGCGCCATTGCGGGAATGGCCGTCAACCGCGGTGCGATCTTGATGTCGCCCTTCATGGGAACGACGTTGGCGATCTGGCGAGCCAGGCCATACATCTCGGTTGCGTACATGAGGACCGCTTCAAACTCCTGCGGAACCAGAACGCCGCCGAGTTCGTTGACGGTGCCCGACCACGCCTTGACGACGTCGATGTCGAACTGCCGACCCTTGTAGGTCATGTTCTTCGCGTGCGCGATCGTCAGGCGAAGGTGCGCGTTGAACGCTTCGATGTGATCGACAGTATCGAACACGGCCTTTCCGCTGGCGATCTTGCGCTCATACGCCTTGCGGGCGCTGTACCGCTTGATGCCCTCGGGCGAGTTGAGAACAGACAGACGCTTCTCGCCTTCGAGGATTTCAGCGAGCCGCCCGTTGAAGTCGGACGCGTCGCGCTGCTGGCGACGTGCACCCGACTTGAACTCGCGGAACTGCGCGGCCTCTGCCTCGGTGATCGTGACGGTGCCGCCGGCCGCGTTGGCGGTAGCGGTCGCGGACTTCTGACCGGCGCTGGCGTCGTCGCTGGTAGCGTCGTCCGAGTCGCCCAGACTGAGCGTCGGCTTCGTGTTCCAGACGGCGTCAACGTCGAGGGCCTTGCCGGTCTTGCGGTCGGCGAGGTTGAGATTGGACTTGATCCAAGCGAGGGCGTCTTCGTCCTTGCCGGTGTAACCCTGCTCGCGAGCAAGGGCCAAAAGCTTGATGCGGTTCATGTGCGCGATCCTCAGATAGAAAGTGACGAACCTTGGGGTTCGGCTTACTTCTGGGCTTCGCGCCCGAGCGTGGGTCAGTGACGCCGCTCGGTGGGCAGGGCCGATAAGTTGCCTTGACGCCGAAAGAATACCAATCGTTTACGCCGCGTCAAGCGTCAACGAGGATGACGGTCCTGAGTTTGGGCGGCGCGGGTGCCTCCGCCTTGATTGCTTTGGGTACGAGCATCCGCTCCAAGACGCTGCGCGGCAGCATTCCCTTGACCGCGAGGGCCGACAGTTCCGCGGCTTTCGCCTCGTCAACTGCGACCGACATCGTCTGGCATTCGACATTGCACGGCATGTATGTTGCGCTGACTTCGAGGATCTTGCAGCGGCGAATCATGCGTTCGACGCCGGGATACTGCCGCTGTTCCTCGGGCGTCGGGTCACCCCACTCAAGCGCCTCGAATCCGATCGACAGGCCGATCCGCCCGTCTTCGAGTCCGGCGACGACAGCTTGAACCACCGGGAACGATGACAGGCGATCGACGATTCCGGTGAGCAGCCAACCCTTGCCGCCGCGCGGAGTGTTGACCTTGACGGGCAGGGCGCGGGCGTAACCGATGCGACTCGACACGCCGTAGCAGTGGTCCGCGAACAGCGTCATTCCGTTCTTGGCGAAGTAGCTGTCCCAATCGCAACCGTCGCGGACGACGACTTCGCTCTGCATATCGACGGCGTCGGTCGTGGCAAGCGCGGTGAACTCAAGCTTGCGCGTGCCCGCTTCCTTGCAGGTGACGCCGTTGATGAACGTGGTGCGAATGCCGAGCGGCGCGTTGTCGCCTGAGATGTCTTCGCCGAACCGCTTGCGCATGCGGTCGATCGCGGCCCGGCCACTCAGTTCGTAGATGTTCGCAACCATGCGTCAATCCCCTGTAACGATGTTCGTCGATTGGTGCTGAAACGACGTTGGACTCGTGCGCACGTATGTCGCGCGGTAAATGCCAATCCCTGCGGCGCCTCCTAGTTCTCTCGGAAGATCGGCCCGCACGTACCTTGATTTCCTCTCGACAGAAACTCGCGTTCCGTCGAGCGGTCCGCCCATCAGTTCCACTAGCGATCGGCGATACGAAGCCGACAGAGGATCGCTTGCAATGGGTTTACCTTCGCTGCCATCCATCGCTCAATCCTCCGTCTTGATGATCGGTGCAACCCCGCAACGGCACTGCGGATGCAAGTCCCCGCCATACACCTCGCGGAATGTTACGGTGTGATCGGTCCCGGGGACGGATTCGCCAACCCGCCAGAACGGTTCGCCGACCTTCGCCGTCGGACGCGAGGCAACCGCTGCCTCGCAAAGCGGACACGGCCCACCCGCGAGCAGCCATTCGCACTGTTCGATGCCCGCCTCTTTCATCGCCACATTCGCGCCACGGTTCGCCAAGTGCGACACCTCCGATCGTGCGATGCGTTCGGAGCGATAGTCGGCCTGTTGCCCCAGAGCATCGGCAATGTCGCGGGATGCCTCTGACGCGGTGCGGCCTTCGCCGATCGCGGCCCGAAGCGCGTCGTTGATGTCGGATTCAACCGTTCCTGTCACCTCGGTTGCCAGCGACACGCGATAGCCCGAGAGGATGTCGAGGGCTTGTTGATTGGTCACGGTAAACGCCGCCGCGAGTTGGTCGGCCATGCTCTGACCGCCGACGACAAAAGCATCGGCCAGCATTTCCGACATGATCGCGTCGAACGCCGCGGTGTGCTTGCCCAGGTCGATCGTGCCGTCGGCGTTGATGCGAACGTCGGCGGCGATCGACTGATACCAGCCCGAGAGTTTGCCCGACATGCGCCCGACGATCTTCTCAAGCTCGGGCGGGAGCGACGATGCGCGGTCGTCCTTTACTCCGTGGTCGGCGTGCCCGAACCACCATCCTGACTTGGCGATGGTGACGCCTCCGGTTCCGGTGCCTGCATCTTCGTGCGCATCTGCATTCCCCGGCGTGCCCACCAAAGGCCCCAATCGCGGCTCCACCTTGCGAACCCCGACGGCGTTGCCTCCGGATACACCATCGCCTCGCCGAGTTCGCTTTGATCCGGCGGCGGGCTTTGTTCCGTCTGCGGCATCCTCTCCGCCGTCGCCCGGGTCGGTCGCGTCCGCAGCGTCCTGAGCGTCTCCCATGCCATCACCATTGCCAGCATCACTACCGCCGCGTCCGGCCACTGCAACATTTGAAGTCTCCTGAGTCTGTGTGAATCCGGCGAGCGGTGCGAAGATGCGATCGAGAACATCTGCGGCAACGGTCGGGAACGATGCCATTGCGATCGCCTGTGCGGATTCGCTCGGCATCTTTCCGCTCGCAACTTTGTCAACCAGATCGGACAAGGCCTGCACCTGTGCACCGTTCAGCGCCGCCGCCTGGACGTCGCCGCCTGCCGCCGCCGCATTGGCTTCGCTCGCCTGCGGATTGGCCTGATCGATTGGCGCCGCAGTCGCCTCGGTCTTGTCTGGTGCCTCTCCCGGCTTCGTGGTCGCGGGCATGGTGCCGAGCATCAACGGCGTTGCCGGCGTCGCGTACGCATCACCCGCGGGTGTCGGGTCGGCTTCGACGCCAGCCATGGCGCGTGCCTCATTCCGCTTGATGACACCGGCCTGATACAGCTTGGTTGCACGCTCGCTCTGCTGAATCTCATCTTCGCGGACCGGGTTGTCATAGGCGACGAACCACCCGTCGGTGCCTGCGAAGAGCGGCAACAGATTCTCGGTGAAGTGCGCGGCGAAGGCGTCGATTCGAGGCCCGATGGTCAGCTCTGCATACTGCGGATTGCCCGCCGCCGCCGATGCCCGATTCGAGTCGGCCAGCTTCCAGATCGTTTCGGGGATCTGCGCATGCCGGTGAACGACGCGCTCGATCCGCTCCTGCCCCTGGATGTACCCCATCTCGTGAATCTTGCCCTGATACTCGACCACCTTGAGGCGGTACGTGTAGAGCCACTTGCCAGCGTTGAAGACGCCGTTGAGGCCAGCGTTGTTGAGTTCTTTGATTTGCTTGTACTGTTCGGGGGTCGCCTGCGGATCGACTTCGAGAACGCCGCCGGGAACGCCGCCGTTGAGCCAACGACGCATCTCGGTTTCCATCGCGGCGGCTTCGCAGTCCAGTTCGTTCGCGCACTGGCGGACCCATGACCACGCTTCCCAAGGACGCGCCGGGTGCGGAATCATGCGGATGTACTGCATCGACTCGGGCTGCAACTCAAGGTGTTCCGCCGCGTTGCGCCCGACCCGGTATGAGCCGATCATCTTTGATCGCGATGGAACGACGACGACATACTGCGACGGAATCCAGTGGAGTGCGATCGGGTCTTGCGTGCCGTACCGCTCGACTGCCGCGAAGGCCGCGCCCGTCATTTCGTGCAGCCAATACATGGCATGAATGAAGCTCTGACCAGTGAGGTTCGGGTCCGGGTCATTCATCACGTCTAGGAAGGGGCAGTCCGTCACCTCTTCAAACTCGCCTGCCTGTGACGCCGCACGCATCGTCTTGACGCTCGGGCGATATGTGCCGTCGCCGGTCAGGTACTCGCGGAGCGACTTCGCCACCGGCCGACCGGGATAGAGCTTCGACTTGCCGCGCGTCGGGCGAAAGACTCGCATCCGCTGACCAGCACAGACAGTCGCGTTCAACGCACACGCGCTCGCGGCCGTGCCGACCAGTGCGCGGGCGAGTAGTTCCATCTTCGGCCCGTCCTGCATCGCGACACGCCGCGAGGTTTCCTCGCCGTAGGTGACGAGCGAGGCGCCGACGCTTTCGCCTGTGACTTGAACGCCGGTCGGCTTTGACTGTGCGGGCTTGCGTGCGGCGCGGGTTGGTGCCATGTTAGAAACTCCACTTGCGAGTAACGCGGGACGTGACGCCCGACAGTGCTTCCATTCGATTGCGTGTTGGCTGACTGTCCGACTCGACATCGACCATCTCGATCATCGGCGGAACAGACTCGACAGCGCGGCTCAGCTTCAGGCTTGCGAACGCGAGGGCGATCACGCAGTCATCATGCATTCCCGACGGTGCCGAGTAGAGGACGCGCTGACTGCGAGAGAGCGAATACTCGAACGACTCAAGCTCCGCGCGCATGACGCCTTCGCACGGGTGAACCTTGCCCTGCTGGATATCGACGATCAATCCTTCGATCAGCGATTGCTTGTTGGCCCCGATCTTGAACGCTTCGAGCTTCGGGCACTTGCGTTGCAACCGCTCGGCGATCGGGTCACCTACGCCAGTGGCATCGACATACCCGTTGCCGTCCTTGACCGCAGCCGCAATGCGCTCCTCGGTCTGATCCCACTTCACGCCCTGCCAGCGATCGAAGTACGCGACTTCGCCTTGTGCATCGAGGCCGACCACAACCGTCCAGTCCTGAGTCTTCGCCAGGTCAACGCCCCAGGCGACGGGCGGGCGGTTGCTCATAGGCCGGACCGACTTGGCGATGTACTCGATACCGAACGGGTTGGACCCGTCGTCAGATGCCTTGTTGAGATACAGCTCATTGAAGACAGACTCGGGCAGTAGCCGCCGCGCGTCGTCGAGTTCCGACTGTTCGATCAGTCCCGCCTCTACCGCGTCGAGTGCCGTGATATTGGCGTAATGCATCCCGGGTTCGCCTGCCTGCGCCTTGCGGGCAAGCTGATACATCCAGTTCTTGCGGCCCTTGACGTTGCCGATGATGCGCACCGGCCCTTGCGTCGAGGTGAGTGTCGATCGCACGGCATACCACGAGTCCGCTTTCATGCGGCTGGCCTCGTCGAGAACCGCCGCGTAGACGTCGTCGCCGTAGAGGTTGTCGGGATCGTCGGCAGTCTTGAACCAGATCTTCCGGCTGCCAGAGAGGGCGATGGTTCGCTCCGACTTGTTGCGGCTCCAATACTGCCTCGCCGGGTCACCCTTGCGAAGCATGGCGCACATTCGGCGGAACGCGATTTCCGCTTGCTTGTAGACGGGTGCCACCCACCACACGTTTTGGTCTTGTGCCGCGCCGGTGTTGCAGGTGACGGATTGCTCGAGCAACCACACCAGACATGCGTAGGTCTTGCCTGATTTGGTGGACCCCTCGACCACGCCGTAGCGCTGGGTGCACCACAGAGCGTCCGCCTGATAGCGAACGATCGGCGGGAGTTGAAGCGCGATGTTACCCACGCTTGGACGCCCTTTCGAGGATCGGCGGAGGGATCGCGATCACGATGTTCTCGGTCGGGAGGTTGGTGTCGAGACGCTCGGTCTTGAGTGCCAAGTGATCATCCGCCTGGTCGATTTCATCCATCCGCACAAGCACGCGCGAAGCGGCGATCGCGTTGGCGTCGGCCGGTGCCTCGACTGTCGTCTGTCCAGCCGTCGTCAGGACCGTGACCGACTCTTTCGTGACGATGCCGATCAGACGCGACTTGATCAGGTCCTTCATATCCGCCGGCACATTCCAGCCGCGGCGAACCGCCCGCTCCACCATGCGGCAATCCGCCCGCGTGTGGTGAGGATCGGCAAGGACCGTCGATTCTGGCTGGGCCGGTGCGCTCTGCCCCTGACCCCGATCGTCATTGGGCATCGGCTTGGAGTTGTCGGCGACCAAGTCTAGTGCCCTCCCGTGCGACCACTGCGGACGGCTTCGGCGATCATCGTGCCGAGCGTGCCAAGCGCCCCGACTGTGACCGCTCCGATGGCTCCAGCGACCCACCTAACGACGGTTCGGTGTTTCTTCTCGATCGACGCGAGGCGACGCCCGTGCTGCTCCACCACTTCGACCATGCCCGGGGGTTCATTTGGGTCGAGCGGCCTGCCAATGAGAGCGACGTGGATCTCGGTCAGCGTCACCTTGCTCGCGGCCTGATCCTTCTCCATCGTCTCCAGCTTGCGGCGGATGTCGTCGAGGCTGTTCACTGCACACCCCCGCGGAACGGGGCCGGGGGCGGGGCGGGCGTTGGCGCGGGCTTGCGGGCAGCGATCTCCGCATTCATGGGCACGTTGTGCCCCTTCTCTCCCGTCGGGTACTTGGACACGGGCCTCGTCTGAATCGCTGGCGCGGGACCGATCGGGCTCGGATTGGGGTTGTCGTTTGCAAAGACGGGCTTGTCCTTGCATACCTCCCGGACGATCGCGTCAATCTCTTCCTCGCTCAGCGGGTCCGTGACCTTGGCCAGTTGCTTGGCGTCGCTGGTCTGCGAAAGCCATATCGCCAGTGCGAAGCCTGCGACGCTCAGGCCCATCTCTACCAGCCCTTGCCATGCGTTCGCCTGGTCGGCGCTCAGGCCGCGGATCAGGCCCGCGCCAGCAAGTAGCGTGATGAGGTGCCTTATGACCCGCCCTCGCATGGCCGGGGGAACCGTGCTGACCGCCTGAATGAGTGTCACCCAAAACCGTTTCATGGTTGCTCCCGCTGTAAAGGTGCCTGCGGTCAGGGCTTGGCGAGGAAGCCGACGATTTGAGTGATCGCGTTGGCGACGGTCGGCATCGACTCTTTGATCGTCGCGGCCTGCGCTTCCATCTGGGCGATGAATACCGCCCGCTGGGCCTCAGTCTGGGCCAAGAACCATGCCTTGAGGGCGGCAAGGCTTTCATTGCTGGCGCGGAACGGTTCGGAGGCGACTGTCTCGAAGGTCAGGTCTTCGCCCTTGAGGACGCCGGACGCCGGGTCGAGTTCGAGCTTCGCCGCCTTGATGCGCAGGTCGGTGCCCGTGCTTGAGTTGATGACCCACTGGCCGTCTGCGCCCCGGCGGAGGTAGACATTCCGCATGACGGTGTTCGTTGCGACCCAGCGGGCTTCGGTTTCGGTCGCGAGTGCATACCCGCCCGGGCCGGTTGCCGTGGTCGAGACTGATTCGACGGGCACGGTCGGGCGTCCGTCGCGGTCAACGGTCGGCGTGCCGTCGGCGGATGACACGGCCCCCGTCGGAGTTCGCACGGCGAGGGTGATCGGTCCGCCGTTACGGGATGTGAACCCGCCGTCGCTGGCGTCGAAGGTCGGCCCGACGGTGCCGCTGTTGGGTGCGCAGCCTGCAAGCACGCACAAGATGAGCGGGAGGATTGAACCGATTCGGTGTAGCGATGGCGACATGGCGGGACTCCAGGTCCAGCCTTATCGCGTCAGAAGCATAGCAGTTAGGGACGGGGACGGATTCGGCAGTTGAGTTCGATCTCGCTCCGAATCACGTCAGGCTCCCCAATGACATCCTCTGGCGGCATATCAACCCGTTCCAGTTCCATCATCGTCGAGCGATCGTCGATCTTCCTTTCACTCTTGACGCGGAACGGCGTGCCCCAGACGTTGACGACGCGGCTTGTCGCGGGCGGCGTCATCATGTTCCCAAACTCTTTTTCGATTGCTTCGCACTCTTTGTCGATCTTCGCATCGGGTGAAAACATCACGCGATACGGGATACCGCCGAAGTTCACAAGCTCGCCGCTTTTGACTCCGCTTGGATGAATCGGAGACGAAAGAGCTTTACCCAAGTTCTCGCGTACATACCTGCGAGGGCCGTCGGCGTGCCATGTCTTGAGGTCGTCGCTCCACTCGATAACGGTATCACAAGGAACCAATCGCTTCGGCTCCGGCGGCTTTGCCCCGCCTGCTTGACGCATCGCCGCGAAGTATTCGTCCCAGTAGTTGTCATCGCATTCGATTGGGAAACAGTTGTCGCCCCAGATGCGCGGCTGATACACCGGCGTCCCGTCGTTGAACCACGTTCCTTGCGGGCCTGTGATCATGGCGTCACCTTCCTTGGCTTCACAAAACACAACGTCGCGACCGCAAGCAACGCGACCAGCAAAGCGATCGCGCCGACTTCGACGGCGACAATCATCTCGGCTTCGTAAAGCTCGCCCGCAAGCTGCTCGCCCTGTCGGCCGTGGAAGTAGTACGCCGTCTGGCGGCGGTCCTCTCGCTCAACTCTTGCCTGCCGCGCCGCTTGGATTTCGGCGATCCGCTGATCGAACGCCCGTTGGTGCTCGCGGAGTTCTTCGAGCGCCTGCGGCCTCCGCGGCGGATCGTCAAGACGCGGCGCGTCGGGCTCGCCGTCGAACTTCGGGCGCATGTGAAGCGGCTGATATGAACCGAACGGGTCTTGCGGTGTCATCGCTCATTTCCTCCGCTTGAACTTGCCGGGCACCTTCGCGCCAACGCCGTACGCGCCGATACGCGACTTGCGAAGACGACCGACCAGCGGCGCGACGTGGATTTGGTCAGACCGCACGTTGCCCCACAGTTCGACGCGGCTCGCGAACTCGGCGTTGTCGCGATCCTTCTGGGCCTCGTGTTCCGCGAAGACTGCTTCGATGTTCGCACGGGTGAGAATCTTGCGTTGCCCATCATGCACGTTGTCGCCAACCTCGCCGATGAACCGCTTGAGGTCTTCCACGGTGAGCGGCCTGTCCGGCCACTTGTCGTCGGCGTCCGCGTATTCCTTACTTGGGTTCATGGGGTCACCTTCGGCTTTGCCATCACGTATGGCATGATTTCGGTGATTGCGTGA